TCGCCCAACTCTGCAAACTCGGTCACTCCGCCAGCAGGCTGGTTGATGCGATCCCGCACCGCAACGCTTTGCGCCGGCTGGATGTGACCCTGTGCTCTGTCTCGGATGGCCATGGTTTAACAACTGGTTTTGCTCGGATCGAACGGCGTGCGGTTGGTGAGCTTGATGACAAATGAAAGATTGAATGCGATGCTGGCCTTGGTGCCGTCGGTGGTGGCGGTCGAACTGGCAGAGCGCAGGTTCTTGTCGGAACGACTCTCGCCGTTTTCCGCCGATGCCCGCGTGTTGCTGCTCGTCGAGTTCGCGTTTTCGATCTGCTCTTGGGCGTAGCCCGAGCCGCTGCTTGATCTCCGTTCGCTGACTTGTTCGAGTGACATTAGATTTCGTAGAATTTATCAACGTCGTCGCCGCTGTTGTTGTGGACGTTTGTGCCGCGGCTGTATTTCGCGTCGGTTCCGGCGTCGGTGGTGGTGGTGGATCCGGTGCGGGTTTCCGTTTGGAAGCCGCCTTGAATCTCGCTGGTGATCGAGAGCTTCTTGTCGGTGGATTCCAGCGCCTCCCAATCCTCGACAACGATCATGTCGAACTTCAGTTCTTGCGGCATCTCCGCGCCGTAGGGGCCGAGTTTGTTCAGTTCCCACAATTCGGCATTGAGGTCCGCAATCACCTTGCGGACGCACTTGCCGATTTCATTGGATCTGACGATGTATGTGGCCATGGCTTAGTATCCGCAGGGTGTTCCGACCAAGTTGGAGGGAGTGGCGAAAGTGGATGGAGTGAGTTCGCGATATTTCGATTCCGCGAGCTCGCTGGCGGAAAGCGCGGCCGATTTCGTCTCCGGGTTTTTCCACAACTCGGACGTCGTCAAGATGCCGCGGGCGACCGGAAGCAAGTATTGCTCGACGTATTCGGCGCGGATCGGAAGTTCGTAGCTGGGGGCGAGAAGGTCGGAGAACCGGACCCGGGCCGGTGCAAGCACAACTTCGGCCTGCAACCGGTAAGCCTGGTCGGGAAGTGGGTGGAAACGGATGATCGCCGGAACGATCGGGCTGCGGTTTGCTGCGTTCGCCTCGACCCAATAGTGTCGGGGGCGGGAGACGTCACGGCGAAGCGAGTAGTGGTGCCGATACCGGTGGTGGGTCATCCCGCATCCATCTTCGAGGATTTCCGGATTGCCGTTGATCGACAGATAGGGTTCCGGCATCGGAATCGCGTCACCGTAGATCACTGCGGAGACGGTGCCAGTCGCACCACCGTAGGGGTGAAGCAGTGAGTCGGGTCCGGCTACCTGGTTGTCGATGTCGTCGCCATTGATGCGGATGGTCGCACCATACTGGTCATCGGTGAAGGTGGCGATGGTGACCGCCGTGCTGCCGTTCGTCAGGCCAAGCGAGACGGTCGCTGGTGCCGGGATGTAGAACGATCCAGTGGTGGTCTTGCTGCCGGACTGCGCGAGCGCATCGAGCCGCTGGAGTGCGCCGTTGATGGCATCGACAATCTCCAGCCGGGCGTCCGCCGTGAGTTCGGTCACCGTTTGCCGTCCGAAGTCCCGCGAGAGACGATTTCCAAAGGCGATGGCTTTCATTGAGGTTCGCGCTTGATGCGGTTGTCGCCGGAATCACCGGGCAGAGGATCGGCGAGCCCGAGAGAAATCCGCGCCTGCTGGTATTCGCGGTCGATGGTTTCCTTGATCTCGGGCGAGCGGAAGAGGCGGAAGGTGGACGCCTGGTAGCGGGCGACCGGCAGAAGCAGGGATTCGACATACCGATGTGGAATCGGGATGGTCGGGCAGGTCGCCAGGTCGGCGACCGAGTAGCGCGGTGCCTCGCGCACCACATCGAGCAGGAAGTCGGTTTCCTCCGTGGGCGCTGGAACGACGAAGAGCGTGATTTTCGCGGGCTCATTGCCGACTTGGGCTTGTCGGTCGATGTGGTAGGCTACCGGTTGGTCCACCGTGTCGCCGTCGAGGTAGATGTCGGCGAACGTCTCGTATTCTCCCATGGTGCCGATGGGGGCGAGCGGGCGCTTGGTTTCTTCCAACCGGCAAGGGCCAGTCACGTTCTGGATGGTGTCGGGCAATGCTTGGCTGGCGACACTGGCGGCGAGCGTGATTGTCAGCGTCTCATTGGTCCAGAACGTGCGCTCGTCCGCGTTGTTCCAAACGAGCTGGAGCGAAGCGTTGATGATGTTGAGCGCCTCTTTTTTCGTGTAATCCGGGGCGAAGCAGCGGCCGGTGATCGACCAGACGCCGAGCACCACGTCGAGCACGTCGCAGAGGTTCATTCCGTCGGTGTCGGTGCCGCCGGTGAGTGTCGGCGAGGCGCGGAAGGCCGTGAGCGGCGAGAGTTGAACGGATTGCACTCCAACGGCAGACAGGTCGGCGGCGGCATTGAAAGCCGTCAGCGGTGAGCACCGGATTCCCGCGCTCGCGCTTGCCTCCAATACCGCGGTGGCGGCAAAGGCGGTGAGAGCCGGGATGCTGACGCTTTGAACTGCCATGGGTTATTGGATCGTCGGGTTGATGTCACCGATGGCAGCGGTCACGCTGTCGGCGATGGCGGGAACGCGGGAGGTGGCGAGACTGCCGACGAAGAGCAGGTTGCCAGCGCCGGCGTCATCCCAGATCCCGTAATGGGTGAGGGTGGCGGACACAGCGACGGACGCGCTGAATGTCTCCGCAGCCGTGTTCAGACAGACCCCGCCAGATGCAGCGTCGAATGCGGTGGCTGACCGAGCGTAGGACGAATCCGCCCACTCGGTAAGCGTCTCGCCGGATAACGCGGTGCCGAGTCCGGTATAAACGGTGGCGGCGGGGGTGTAGGTGGGTCCGCCAAACACATGATCGAGCAGACTGCGGATCGCGAAGGCGGTCATCCCGCCGTTCGCCCCGTTGGTCGCGCTGAGAGAAAACACCCCTGGCGCAAAACGAGGAGTCTTCCCGCTGGCGATGGCATTCGGCGAGGAAACCGCCCCGTGCGCCAGCATGTTCGTCGTGTTGGTCGCGTGGTCGTAGATCGCCCAATGGGTGACCGTTCCCCATGAAGCGGAAGCGGTGGGAAATTGGACGGCAACCCCGTTGGTTTTCACTGGGGTTCCGGTGGCGGAGCACGGCGGGAAGTTCGTCGCGTTGTTGGTGACAGCGGCCCGCGCATAGCTCCCGCCCGACACCTCGCCGGTTGCGCCCGATTCGCCGGGATCACCGGTGAATAGGGCAAAATACAACGTCGCCGGACGGGCGTAGGCGGAGTTGCGTAGGATGTGATCCAGCAATTCGTTTTCGAGGTAATCGGAAAGAGCACTCATGGGGATGATGGGAACAGCCTGCGAGGATTATTGAGGGTTGGTGGCAAGCCACGCTTCGATGGCCGGGCGGAGGTCCGCATGAGCGGATGGCACCCGGAGTTGCTTGTCATCGCCGAAAAGCCCAGCGACGCGAACGCCGCCAGACATGATGTTTTTGCCGTCGAGCACGAAGTCGGCGGCGGCGGGGAGTTCGCCAACAACGGTCAATTGTGTGGGACGGTCGACGGGCGCGACGAGGGCCTTGGCTTCTTCGGCGGCGAGCCGCTTTTGTTCGGCCGCGTTTTCGGCGTCGAGCTTGCGGGTAGCTGCCAAGACGGCTTCGCGGGACTTGCGGGCGATCTCGCGTTCTTCCGCTTCTTTCTCGGCAAGTGCCTCGGCGGCGGCTACGGCTTCCTTGGCTTCCGCTTCAGTGCGGGCAGCTTCGGCTTCCGCAGCGGCAAGGGTAGCGGCTTCTGCTTCTGCTGCGGCAATGGCTCTTGCCTCCGCGTGTTTCGCCTCTGCGTCCGGATCAATGGCGAAGGCGCGGAACGTGCGGTCTTCGCCGGGGAAGTTCTCCGAGAACACGCGGGCCGATGCCGCATTGAACTCGTCGATCGTCAACGCGCGGCCCAGGTAAACGTAGCGTTCGCCCAGCGGTTTGCCGTCGGCGTCCAGCACGTCCTTGAACTCGGTGGTATGGACGAACCCATCGATGCGCGGGTATTCGTAGGCACGGATCAGGCTGGAGATAAAGATGAGGAACATGGTTTTCATAAAAAAGGAAAGGGGAAGGGAGGCAGGGGACGAATCCCCCGCCTCCGGTTGGGTTCCGATTAGGAACGGGTTGGCAGGGACACGCCAGGGATGCTGATCGCGTGGTCGATCCGCAGGGCGGAAATCACGCGGCCGAGGCGGTCTTGCTTGAACGTCTGTCCGAAGATCGACGTGATGTAGCGGTCGGTGATGAACTTGCCGTTGAGCGTGTCCATCGTGTGATCAGCGCGGAGCGAACCGTAACCCCGGAGGATTGCGGAGCGGCCCATGACGAGCGTGGAACCGATGGGCACACCGTAGCTGTTGCACGGGAAGATCAACGAACCGAGCGGGTGATCGGTGGTGTTGAGCGCCGCGTCATAAACAACTCCGCCAAGCGTGGTGTTCTGCACGCCTGCAATCGACGCACCAAGGTGGGCCGTGCAAGTGATCTTGTTGCCGTCGTTGCCGGTGGTGTAGGCATACATCCCCCACTTGCCAGCGGCAGCGCCAGTGGTGTTGTAGATGATGAAATACCGGGTGTCACTCGTCGGGGTGATCGCTCCGGTATCGATGAACGTGAAGGGCGCGTTCGGGAAATACTCGAAGAAATCGGCTTCCGTGTGGTCGGTGGCGTTTCCGCCGCCGTAAACGACCCGCGCAGTGGTGCCGGCCGCAAGCGCCGCGTTGCCCAAGTAGGCGAGCGGGTTGAGGAAGGAACCCATCGGGCCAACGCCGTCATGGTTGATCGGGTTGTAAGGGCAGATGGTGTGGCCATCGACGGACGGATAGCCGCCCTTGAAGATGGTGTTGCCCTGGCCGCGGACGTCGCCCTCGCGAAGCACTTGCTTCCAACCGGAATCCAGCTTGAATCCAAGCAGGTTG